CTAATTTATCGGATTTATAGTAACCACTAGACTCTTTTAATTTCAATTTTTATTATTTATTAAAATTATAGTAGATGGGTTTATTATTTACTTTATAAATTAGATTGAGAGCAGACCTTTTTTTTAATATAGTTGATGGGTTCTAACACATCGGTGCAAGTTTTTTATATAGTATATGAGTTTAGATATATGAGATTATTCTATAATACAAGATGATAAATTAATAGGAGTGTTAGTTTTGGTTAAAACCTACTTATCTCTAGAACCAACGTAAAGGTCCTCCTATAACTCTAGAGTTAACAATATATACAAATCTACATTTTCACTTAGTCGAAACCTTTTAAGTGTACTTATATCAAGTCATGTGAAGTGTATGCCACTTCCGATGACTTGATTAAAATTCAGTCTGCTAGACTGAATAAATATCACATAAGTAAAGAGATATTCTTTTTTTTTTACTAGAGTAGCAACTTCTCTAATACACTTTTATTATTAAGGCAAAGATGGCTAATCTTCTACCAAATCTAGTAAAAAGTGAATACAGATTTATTTTTTTTTAAATCAGAATTAGCCAATTCCTGATACCTTCCTTTTTGATTGGGTAGGCTAACAATAAGTTTAACTGGATTCTTCTCCAGAAGATAATAAATCTAGACTACCCGATGAATAATCCCTTTTGTCAATTAAGACAGAGAACTAGCTTTAACTAGCGATTTAAATATCTCCATCAATTATATGCCAGATCACTCCCCGTGTAATCACAGACGGGAGCTCTTGGTCGCTATATCATGTATTATGCGTGTTTAAATGAGTTACCATCACTCATCAGACCTGGATCTAATCCATTACGCATTATCTGCCGCTTTTGCGGTTAGTAAAATTAAAAATCAATTATAAATTTAAATAGGGGCACTGACCGCACTAGTCAGTCAATGCATCGGTTGGTAAATTAATACCAACGCTTCCTTAATAGTTACAGGACACCATATCTTTTATTAACTTATTATAATCACTTAAAAATTCAATTTTTATTATTTCCTTTAGGAAATTCTAGTAGATGGGTTCTAACACATTGGTACAATTAAAGATATTTTTTAGAAAAAAATATCTTTAATCTATTTGCTCATTGAGATCAGAGAATTTTATATAGAATATATATTTAATCGCAGTGACATAAATTAATTTTTGTTTCATTTTCTTCCCGATAATGGTTCTTAAAGCTTGGTTAGCAGTCATACATATCTAAATTCTCTACGCTATCATCTCTAAGACTAGACTGACAAGGTCACTCCTTTCTTCTATCGTTAACCTCAGTTCCATAGCCAATAGTTCAGGGTCTTCGAGAAGGATTGTCAAAAAAGCCCTAGTCTCATTTATACCCAACAAATCAGCATCAGCTAGCTGGTTTTGGTTACCCACTCTCCTTGCACGCATAGTTTGGATGGCTAGTTGGAAAAGATCTTCTGCTCGTCTATGTGCACCACCACCGGCTGCACCACGACCGGCTGCACCACGACCGGCTGCACCACGACCGGCTGCACCACGACCGGCTGCACCACGACCGGCTGCACCACCACCTGCTGCACCACCACCGAATGCACCACCACCTGCTGCACCACCACCGACTGCACCACCACCGGCTGCACCACCACTTGCTGCTGCATTACCAACAGGAGCAGCAACAAGCGGTGGTGCAGCAGGCGGAATGTAAGGTTGTCCACTGCATGCTCCATATGGATCCGTACCAATATAGTGTCCATTAACATCATTTGCCTCATATAGCTCATTGCAGAGCCAACAGAAGTGTGCACCACACGCACGGTGGCACCTCATGTGATTGCACCCGCCATCCTTCTGGACATTGGCATGACATCTTGGGCATGGTCTTGTGTTGTCCAATTTCCACTGCTGTGTAGCTTCATCCAGTCTGTCGCACTCACCACCATGAGAGGCTTTTGTGCATTTCAAACAGAACTCAGCGATTTTGCATTGTGTGCATTTTGCAACTGAACGTTCACCTTCAGCTGGCTTACGAAGGACGTTCCAGTGATTGCATGAAGGGCGGTAACAGTCAATACAGATCCAACCAAAGTCGGGTCGACCAAATGAAGCGTTCATGAGCTCTTTGACCTTCTTCTGCACCTTCAAGTGAAAGCCCAAGTATGGACCAATAGCATGAAGATTTGCTGGGCTAGCCAACTCGCTCTCTAGATTCAATATTCTCTCCAGATCAGATGATCGCATGGGAAGATTGAGTAAGCATGCTTTGATCTTGGAACTTGTTGATGGAAGCTTTGCCAGTGAAAAGTTATGGACAAAGCTCAACTCCAAGTAAAACTGACCTGCTAAAGTCCACAAAGCTCCGCCTGAAAAATTAGATCGACCAGTTATTTGGACACATTTGAGATCATCAACACCTGCCTTCTCAACCGCATCCATGAACATGGCAATGACCTCCTCTTTTGAATAAAACCCAAATGCAACCCCTCCACCAGACTTCTTTGTCAGCATATGTTGGGTTTTTGGAATCCTAATACGATGCACAACAGTTGAAAGGATCTTCATTCCATCGTAGTTAACAGCTCGCGTTGGGACCTCTGGAGCTGGTGATTTGGCGAGCTGAGCAGGCTGTTGTGACGGAATCGAATCGCGAAACCTGTAAATGTCTTGGTAGAAACGCATAGATCTGATTAGCTCCCGCTTGGCTTCGATGTCAGCGTCACATGTGTCGGTCCTCAGATGCTGTTGAAGAAAGTTCAATGCAGTGTTGTAATCACGTAATGACCTCTCAAAACTAGCACGATTTGTCTTATTACGACTTGCAAGCCAAAGATCTTGAAGGTCTCTGGCTTTTTGGCACAACTTGAAAAGATAAAAGTTAAATCGATGTTGGTCTCGTGGGAGTGGCGATAGTCTGAAAATTCCCGGAAAATCGTAGACACGAATGCCATTTGCAATAGAAATCGACATCGACTCTTCGTCTTTAAAGACGGCATCAGGGCCAACTCTCTCAATTTCACCAGTAAATGTGAGAGAATCAAAACCCGGCTTGTTTTTCGCAACAAGCAACGTCTGGAGTAAATTCTCTCCAGATAGATTTTGGTTTGTTTGAGCAATCTGTTGTTTAACCCTGTCAGGAAGAAGCACGTACGATCAGACGATACTTCAATTAAAGCCATTTTTTTGAATTCACGAGGCCCTCCTTTTGGAGACGTGAGAAACTTCTAAGGGTGTAACCCTTTCACGGTATCAGTTCCCAAATACCAAAAATTGCACTTGTCAATAGGACACTACTCCTAGATACTATCATTGCAAAGAAACCAAACTAATAGCCATACCCTTATGCTCAGGTGTGGACTCTAGTTTGACAAGCTAGATTTGCCTGCTCCATATGTCATTTCTGACTGGAATTTTGATTCTTGGAAAGTTCTTTCCCACTTCACTTCCTGATTATTTCCTAAATTCTTCTAAGATTTTCCACATGTTTTGTCAAGCTAACATACAGTTCAATTAAGAACTGCACTGGGTGCTGATCCCCAAGAAACATGTTTATATATAGTAGAATTATAAAGGCTTTCGTCAATTAGTTCTATGGTTCTAAACAACCCAAGAATAAATCTTTAAATTAAGCCCATTATAAAGAAAATATTTCAATTTTTAAAAATACCAAAATTAAACTTATAATACATAAATTAATTTTTATTTAGGATAATTTCCTTTTTGTAACCTAATACCTTTAAGATACTGGCTCATGATTTTTTTGATTTTTATTTATGACGGAAGACGGAGATCCGAAGAATCAAATTGTTCCAAATGTCACTAATGATATTAGTATATTAAATAACACAATGGTCAGAATAGTAATACCAACTAACACAAAACTATCAAAAGATTACTACATTGATATGCAATAAAATGGCATAACATGTTATTAGTTTCTCATAATTAACAATTAAGTGCAAACTCAAATCAATATACAATTGTTTAAAATAGAACTTACTACCTTAGCAGTTTTGATCATAAAAAGCGTCCTTTTTTATCAAAAATACTAGTGTATCCTTCTGGTATATGAAATTATAATATCTTCTATGATAGTTCATATTCCATAAGTGTTATAGAAATCATGGCTTTCTATAACAAAGCTCTATATTTAGCGATCTAAAACGAGCATTAAACATCAATCTAAAATATAACCATTATCACTATATATAAAATAGATATCCAAAATATGATTCTTTCAATTTTTCTATAAAAATTGTCTATTCTCAATCTAATTTGCAAAGCAAATTAGATTATGAACGAATAGAATTACTAATCACTTCTTAAATAATTTATTAATTATGAACTATTATAAAAAGAATATCAGAGAATTAAAATATAATGAATCTAGTGTTTTTTCTAAAGAAAAATCCAAACTACTGATTCAATAAAATCATTACAATATTTATCTACTGTTAAATGTAAATATTATAAAGATTATATTCTACGTAGCAAATACTTTGAAGAATGTGTAAATAAATGGTATGATATGCCAAATAAAAATGATTTATCCATTATAATGTATTATTCTATTATATTACCAAGTAAATTAATAATAACTAAATTAATTAATCAAATAGCTTATTATTATAGACTATTTGATTCATTTTCTATTACAAATATATTATGGTCCCTTGAAAAATTAAATATAAAACCAAATGATTATATTATGAAATGTTTATTAGTCTCTATTAAAAATGATATTGATAATTTTACATTTGATAATATAATGATTACTGTAAATGTTTTATTAAAATTTAAAATAACTATTGATAAATATATTATAATTGCTTTGCAAAAAAGATTTACTGATAATTATTATATAGTTAATTCTAACAAATTAATGAATATATTACGAATTTTTGTAAATTTGAATATAACCATTGATTATAATATATATTTTTTAATAATATCAATTATTAAAAAAGAATATCAAGAGTTTAATTATTACCATATATCAAATATATTATTAGATTTAATTAAACTAAATATAATATAAATAATTGTTTAGTTTGGTCCATTACTAAAAATATAAATAAATTTAATAATTATAATATTAAAAATATAATATATGCTTTAGAAAAATTAAAGATTAATAATACAGATGATATTATTGAATATCTAAAAATAAAACTAGAATAAATTATTTATTCACTACTAAAATACGCACCTTTACCCATTTTAAAATCACTCAATCTAGTGATTGTTTCTGATTTATTTTTTAAAATTTCTTTAATAACATCTTTAATAGAGATCATACCAATACAATCTATATTTTTTTCATCCATAATCAATAAATGGCGAATATCTTTGAACATCATTTTGTTCATACACATATCAAGAGTATCATTTTTTCTTGCAACAATAATATTTGGTCCATATGTACAAATATCTTTAACTTTCATATTTACCATTTCTTTATCTTGCGATGCTACTTTATTTATATAATCTCTTTCAGAACAAACACCAACTATTTTTTCATTTTTATCTACTACAGCTAAACAACCAATATTAAATGCACTGAATCTCAATACAGCATCTTTAACATTAGCTTCTTCACTAATTTTAAAATCTAACTTTTTATAACAAGAATTTTGAAATACAGACAATGCTGATACTGAGGAGAATTTACGCATAGAGTGTCTTACACTAATCATTATTAAATATATAAAATTATTTTTTTAAATATTTATAAAAATTGAAATTAATATAATTGTTTATATATGATTAAATTTATATGATATTAGCAGTATTATACACGATTATATTATCATCAATATCCATATTATGGACATTGATAATAGTACCATTTTTATTATTTGGTTATTCTTTTTATTGTATTACCGAAAATAACTTAATTACAACAATTACTAAAAAAATTAAATATTCAACTATGCGGGATGAACAAGATGATCCATCAGGATTTTTTGTTGGTAAATATTACATTGGTTATATTTTAACAGCAACAACCGAAAAAACCACTAAAACACTATATTGTTTATGTACACGTTCTCAATTTGACAAATTGAAATATAAACAAGACGAAGTAGTTAAAGAAACTGATATTTTTATTGATCTTTATGTTCGTAAAGGAAACTATTGGAATTTTATGTATAAACAGCGACGACTGAATTGTACACGTTTTATACCAAAACCTAATCAACAAAATATTATTGAACAAGTGATACCATTTTATAAAGATAATAACCGATGTGTTATTATGATTTCTGGTAATCCAGGAACTGGTAAATCAATCATGGGTATATTAATTGCAAAGGAAATGAATGGAGTATTATGTAAAACATATAATCCAACTACACCTGGTGATAACTTAGAAAATATTTATAATCAAGTGAATCCAACAATTAATACTCCATTGATTTTATTAATTGATGAATTTGATATTCTAATTGAAACATTCCATAATAAACAAGCTAAAATACATGACCATATTCCAACAGAAGTTTATAATAAAACAACATATAATAATTTATTCGATGATATTAATCTTACATTATATCCGAACGTTGTTGTTATTCTTACAACAAACTTAACAAAAGAAATGATTGAAGAAAAGTATGATTCATCGTACATTAGAGAAGGACGTGTTGATATGATATTTAATTTATAAGAGGATCACCACGTAAATCGTAACTCATATTTCTTGTTCTGCGTGTTGCATTCCACCAAATAGATTCAGGAATATTGTTTCTACGAAACCATTCACTTGGATCAAAATCCATAAACTTTTCATTTATATTTATAATAAATATTATTAATAATGCAAGTAATATTATAATTATTGTTTTCATTTATATATAATAATAAAATATTTTTATTCAATTAAAGTCATACCTGATTTCTCTTTTAGATATTTTTTAGTACATGATTCAACTAAAAGACCATTTGCATAGATTCCATAATTAGCAGACCAATTATCATTTTCTAATGCCAAATGCCAAATATTAAAAACACCATGTTTTTCATAAAGTGATGCTCTATTATCAAGACATACTAATAATCTATATTTATTGTCAGTATACATTAATTTTCCCATCATATCTATTGATTTTTTCTTTTGTTCATCTGTTAAACTATTTGTTAATATAGCATGACCGCCAGTAATTATTAAATTTTCAGTTAGTTCTTTATATTTATCAGTTTTACAAATATATAATCTATCAGTATTATTATTGTTTAATTTACTGGTTCCAATCATAGAAACACGAACATACCCATTTTTTAGTGTCTTTACAAAATATCCACTTCTAATATCTTCAATATTAATGTATTTTTCTTTACCACCTCTATAACATAAAATTTTAGTACCTTCATTAAAACAGGGAACATCTGGTGATCCTGGTATTGGTCCAGGTGGAAATAAATTTTGTACAGAAAATGTTTGTGCTGTATTGTTTTTCATAACAATTACACTGTTACCATTATTATAAGATGAAGCTATTAAAAATAAGCTACCATTTGTAGCTGTTAATACACCTTGTGCTGCATGTGTTTCGTAAAATATATTTACATTACCAATATTATCAGATGCAAAAATAAAATCACCAGTTAAATTAGTAGATATATAATGAAAAGGGCCGGTAATATTTCCAATAGTAGTTATTGGTGACCATGTAGTTCCATTATCTGTACTTTTATATATTTTATTATCAGTTCCATTGAATGCAGCATATAAAATACTTCCATTAACATTACTAGTTAACAAAATAGGAGTCTGTGGTGTAAGTGACGAATTTGGTATAGTATATATATCAGTCCATGTTATACCCCCATCTATAGAACGATAAATAACTTCACTGAAATTTGTTGTCATAATTAATTTATTTCCAGTTGCATCACAGGCAACTTGATATACATTATATGTTGTTACACCAGGAAAATCTATATTTTCTCGACCAGATAATGCAGCACCACTAGTAATATAACTCCAAGTTACACCAGAATCTATAGACTTATAAAGTCCATTACCTAAATTAGCACCATATACTATAGTTCCATCAGAACTACATGCGATTGATGTAATACTCCAAGAAGTATTACCATCGTTTGGATTAGAAGATGACCATGTAACTCCATAATCAGTAGAAATCATAATTCCATAACCAGATGTACCAACTATTGTAGCATACATTCTTTTTCCATCGTCACTAGAAGCAAAGCCTCTTGTTCTAGTAAAATCCCCCCCATTAAAATCAGTAAAATTAGCACTAGTAATTAAAGTAATCGGTACAGCCATATATATATTAACATAGAAAATATTAATCAAACACTCTTAACTACTGTATCATCAGAAAACAATAACGCAATATCTTTAGTTATTTTATCTTGATTGTTGTATAACAAAATTTTAATATTATTTATTTTATATGATTTATAATTTGGATATTGAATATCTTCATTGTGATCAGTAAATGGTTGATCTTCATTTTGGATTTTATCTAAAAAATTTTGTATTAATTCTTTAGTTTTATCATCAATTTTGTTGGCAGAAGATAATTCATCATATATTTCTTCAATATCAGTTATTCTATATGATACAAGATCATTAAATACTTCATTCTTTGTTGTTGTAATAAAATATCCTTTATTTTCATCATATTTATAAGCAAAATTATCTTTCAAATTTGTTATAACTATATTTTTAAATTTATGATGCGGCTCTTATTCTATTTGCATTGCAAATAGAATAATGAGACCACAATCGCTCATAATAGAATTTGTTCAAACAAATTCTATTGAGAGCAGATAGTTACCACAGTGTACTATTTCTACCATTTTTTCTAAAGCACATAATTTAAAATTTATTATTTTTTTTTATCTTTTAATTGTTCATTACCAATAGATAATATTTGATAATTATTATTAATTGTATTATTTGAATTAACATTATTATTATAGCTTCTATCCATTAAATATTTATTTACTGCTTTGAAAGTTTTATTATCTAATCTTTTTATATTTTGTAATTTAATTTTTAACTTGATTAATTTATTTTCTTCTTTTAATTTTTCTAATTTAATTTTTTCTAGTTCTAAATCTTTATCAGCTGTTTTAGTAATTTTACATTTTTGTTCATGTGACCATCGTGAATTTTTATTATTATAATTTTTATTACAATATCTGCATATAAATTTTTTTGGACTGATTATTTCGGTCTTTTCATCAGTCTTTATCAAACTTTCACAGTTATTTCAGTATGATATTTTTTGTTGTGATTCCATAGACTATTATTACTAGAATATGATTTATTGCATATGTTACATATATACAAACAACTTTTTTCACTCATTATATTAATCTAGATATTTTATTCTTAAATGAAATCTAAAAGTGTAAAATGAATATTCACTTTTTTTTATATTGAAGGAAAAAAATTTACTAAAAAAATAAATATATTTATTTTGTTCTATCATTAGAAATAGTATAAAATATAATAAATATCATTATAAAATTTGGATTAGGAGTGGGTGGCTTAAAATTATTATTTGTTTTATAAGATATAAAACGTTTATTTGTTAAAAGTTGTTTGTATCTAAACATAATTATATTATTATAATTGTGTTTATATGCTATTTTTATAGCAAATGTAATAATTCTTTACTTGATTTAATAACAACTGGGCGTAACACCTTTACAGTATGATGTGGAATTCCTAAATTAACCAAATTTTTAAAATCATTAATTTTTATATAATATATTGCATCCGTTTCATTGGTTCTTCTAAAAGTACCAAACCTTTGATTTGATCTTATAATAAATATAGCTGTCGAATCACCAAAACTATTAATATAATTATATCTAGATTCACTTATAATTTTTCTTGGATCAATAGTAAATGTAGTTTCTTCAAAGAATTCTCTAAATGCACCATCGCGTGATCTTTCACCAGGGTTAAGTCCACCACCCGGAACCATCCATTGATGATTTCTTTTATCGCGAACTAATAAAATTCTATTAGTATCTGTTATAAATATCACAGCACCATTTTTCTTTGGCATATATTATGACTTATAAATTAAACTATTTAATGCATTTACTATTTGAATATCTTTACAAATAAAACCACCACCACCTCTTTTATATTGTGATGTCATTCTATTCAAATCACCAATGAAATAATATTCATTATTTGATACAGCCCATTTAGAATGATCTTGACTTTCAGTATATTCTATATTATCAAATTTAAGATTTTTAATATCAATAACTTTATGATTATTAATATGGTGTCCGCGTATCCATGTTTCTACAAACCATTTATAATTATATTCTTTTACAATATAATCACCATAAATATCTATTTCTAAATTAGGAGATTTAGCAATATGTATTATATTATTATTAATAATTAATTTACTAACATTTATTTCTTCAACATGTTTATATTTATAATCAGAGTTATTTATATAAACATTTGCATTCATAATATCTAATTGTTTCATAATATTTTTAATCATAATGGCATTATAATCAAATTCTATATATTGAAATGATTGACCATAAATAAGTTCACTATCTTCTATATCAGATATAGTATTACCAGAAAAAATATTTGGGAATTTAGGAACAGAATGACATAGCCAAGATATCTTATTTTTATTCCATGCAATTATTCCTTTACAATGACCTTTCCTTGTGTGTTGATTATTTTCATCATTATATACTATCCAATTATTCCATTTACTATACAAATAAATATTTTTTAAAAAATTATTTATATTATCTTTTTTAATAAATGATTTTTTACCATCGTATTCAATATATGATAATCCATGTGGAAATTTTAAAGCTAACTTTTTATTATTCTTACTAAAACATAATCCCATTATAAATATTCGATTATAAATATAGTTATTTATAATCAAATTTTATTTAGTTTAATACTTCTAAAACTTTACCTAATGCCTTTACTTTACCTTCTCTAAATATTAATCTCATTCCTGGTTTAATATATTCGGGTTTAATAAGAAATTCTAATTTAACATCAGCTTTATCACCAGTTCTTAACAATTTATTATTGTCTTCAATTTTAGATTCAATATTAAGTATCTCTAATAGTTTAACAGCCTGTCTAACATGGTCTATATGAACAAACGGTTGATAACCTTCTTTAATTGTTGTAGGTGAATGTAAAATATGAATTTGTGCAATGAATTGTTTAACTGCAACTTTTAGATTATTGTCTTCTGATGTTATGATCATTCCTTTTTTAATATCTCTTCTTAAAATGTTTTTTAAAGAAATACAAATAAATGATCCAGCATATGCTTCTTTTAAATCTTTGTAATTTAAATGAATTGACCTTACTTTTACTTGTCTATATGTAGAATCATAAAAAGGGCCTAATAATAAATTATCATTTACTTTAATAGTACCACTTTTTAACATTCCAGATACAATTGTTGAATGACCAGTTACTGAATATGTATTATCAATTAATAATTCAACATGTTTATTAACATATTGATTGTAATCATTTCTCATTGGTAACAAATGAAATAAAGATTTTACTAAATCTAAATTAGTATTTGTAACATTTGATATTTGAATAATTGGTACTATACTATCTGATTTAATATTTTTTATTACGTTAATTATATCTGACATATTTTTAATAATATATGGTATCTTTCTAATTCTATTTTTACACATATTATTAATTTTTTGCATTGTTTCTTCTAAAACATTTTGTGGCACCATATCTATTTTAGTTACTAAAATAATAAATGGTATTTTTAAATTAATACACAGTCCAATATGTTCACGAGTCATATGATTTATACCCATATTTGCTCCTATCATAATTAAACAATAATCTGGATAAATTGATGATAATCCATAAATAGTAGTTCTAAGATATTTTTCATGCCCTGCTAAATCATAAAATGAAATTAACTTAACAGATTGACTTGCAATTTCTCCCCATGAATGTTTTGAATTAATAATATTACCATTTTTATCAAAACCTAATATTTGATGACCAATTGAACTTGTTCTTCCAGAATCTACTTCGTGTTTGTAATTGAAAACATGAACACGAGCTTTACCACGGCCATCATCAAGTATATTTTTTGTTAAAGTACCAATTGTAGTTGACTTACCAGAGTCAACATTACCAGCAACACCAATTTTAATATCTAAATAATTGTTTTTATCATTTTCTCTTATTAGAAATTCGCCCATATGACAATTATTTTTATTTGCTTCTGATAATTTAAAAATGGAACAATCTAATTTTATAGCAATATCTTCTAAATTTTTAATTGATTCAGTATATTCTTTAATATCCAAACCTAATAAGCTTCCATCATCACCTACGCCGATAAAATATAAACACTCCCCAAAACCTTCAAATAATCTATATTTCATTTGTGTTAATCTTTTGTTGAATTTATCTTCATCTAAATTTAATAGTTCACGTTTATATTCAATATTACCATCGTCACATTCGCGATCTAGCTTATCGTGAGTATTAAATATGTTAATTGTTTCATCCATATATGTATAATAATTAATACCTTTAAACCAAATTGTTTATTATAAACGCAATACTAACTAAAAATTGAAAATTAATGTGTATACAGTAATTATAATAGTAATTATGTCAGCAATGTGCACATTTAATACAGAATCTATTGTTATGGTTGAACCATCTCAATATGAAAATGAATCATTTAGTATGAGTTTTGCATACGGGAATGATATTGGTGGATCTAGAAATAGGTCACAACAAGATAGAGTAAAGGTGATGGTATCTCCTGATAAAAAAATAGTATTGTTATTTGTAGGTGACGGGCATGGTATAGAACACGGTGAACTTGCTTCAGAAACAGCACAAACTAATATTGAAATAGAGTTAGCTGCTAATTATTTAGAAGCATATACTAACCCTCATAATTTTCTAAAACAAATTATCATGAATACACACGCATCTATTAGAGAGAGTATTATTAAAAAATGTAATAGACTAGTAAATCCATGTTACGTGAACCCAGATACAGGAACACTATTTCATGATATTCATTTTACTAGACCAATCCATGGAGGAACAACTATTACTGTTCTTATGATTATCAATGATATTATGTATTGTGGAAATTTAGGAGATAGTAAAGCAGTATTATATTCACCTACTAGTTGTTTTTTACCGAAACATAAAATAGGTACCACTTCAATTTCTGATGTTCCTTCTAATTACTTGGATTTAATTGGTGATCATTCACCTGAAAATATTCTTGAATATAAGAGAATGTTAGCATTTAGACCATCGACTGTAGATCCATTAAAACCGATGATGAAATTTGAATACGATAAAAATTTTGAACCTATATTTGCAAATGATTCTGATGGTAATGTAGTAGTTAGTGGGAAAAAAGGTGCGTATTATAAAAATGTTAGTCATGAATTTGGTTCATTGGTAAGTGGGCCAAATGATACTAGCCTTGCATTCACACGAAGTTCAGGAGATTTTTTTCTTCACGAATACGGGCTTACGTGCGAACCTGATATATTTGAAATTGATATTAAATCAATTATGAGTCAAACAAACTTAGTCATTGGTGTGATTGCATCAGATGGTGTATGGGATAATATGACAGATGAAACTGTTCATGAATTTGTAACACATTCAACATGTATTGATGCATTGTCTAATGTAGAGGGAATTCAGAAGATTGCATCATCATTCCTAACACGTAACAATCTATTAGGAAAAATAAATTTTGGTAATAGTGCTGATAATGCGAGTGCTATTGTATTTTCGATTACCAAAAAGTAATTATTTATTTTATTGATAATATTTTTTTAGCTTTTATTAAAAGTTGATAAGTAAGAAATAATTGTAATAATATATATGGAATAATTAATCCAAAACCAATTACATTATTACACGAATTAAATAGAGATGGCATAAAAAATATACATTGATAAATTGTTCTCATAGGAATAAATGTAATAAAAAATAATATTCCTAATATTATATTTTCTTGATTTGTCGATCTCCATGCAATTAAAAATGGAGTTGATATTTCTGCTAACATTATAGTTATTATTGGATTCATATTTACTGTACAATATGTTTTATATTTATTAGAAACTGAACAAACAATTGCACATAAACTATGATGAAAATATTCTATTTTTCGTGCTGATGGACTATGATATGATTTTACTTTAAAAATAAAATCATTTAATAACATATTTATTAAATCTGTAATCATATATCCAAAAACACATGAAGTAGGAAATACTTCTGGTATAATTCCTACTAAACATAATGTACCTAAAATAGTACTTAAAATACCGTTCAAAAAATGTAATCTAAGTGTTGATTTTATTTCACGTGGTCCAGGTGGTAATGTTAATATTCCTTGCCAAAATAAAACCCAAATAAAAGTTATTATATAAAAATGATCATACATGTTTAATATAGTTAATTATTTTATAAATAACTTATAGAAATAATATGTATTTAAAATAATAATATGTATTTAAAATAATATGAATAATTATTTATCTGCCCAGGCATATACAGAATATTTACCAAATTATTTAATGTTACCAAAATATGTATCAAGTTATGGAAAATATAGTGCATTCTTTATTTTAGGAGAAGCATTTTTTTTATTTTATTTTTCTAAATATGTATTAGGGTTTTTTAAATTATGTTTATATATAACTACAACATTACATTGGCATGAAGTGCACAATGATAGTTTAGTTAAAAAAATAGATATAACTATGGTTCTAATATCTAATTTATTAGCTGGATATGAATCATTTTTATGTAATTTTTTTAATGTTTGGGTGATGTGTTCAACTATGGTAATTATAATTTTTATAATAAATAAAACATTATTTTATTACCAAGTTCAAATTCATAATCAAAAATCAATTGAATATTTTAACAAATATAAACCTTATTATTTTTCTTTACATTATACAAACCCAGGTACATTAAATAGAGAATATGCTTATTATAGAATAACATTTACACATTTATTATTTATACATATAATCCCGTCATTAATTTCAATATATTTGTTATTTATTCATAATTATAAATAAATTAATTATCAGAATCATCGTCGCCCATATAAGATTCATATTCAATATCCCAGTAGTCTTGGTCTGAATAGCAACTTTCAGCTGAAAACAATTTCATATTTTTAGTTACTCTATCAAAAATTCTACTTTGATAAAGCTTACGTTGATCAACTGAACGTTTCTTGGTTAATGCGTGTTTATGTTTTTGTTGCAATGAAATATGTTGATTAATCACCTTTTTGCATGTTCTGGTTTGAAACTGATCATCACACGCAATTGCCCTTGGGCTAGAAACGTATAATTTTGGAGCTGCACTTGTTTTCTTTTCTAAAGAACTTGCATTCCGACAAAATAATGTTCCTACCTTATTTTCTGTTAATCTAGTAATGTAAACAATTGGGTTAATCGCAATCATTCTAATCCATCCACCAAAATGAAATGGAGCACGAAATATACTACTTGATTGTATGTCAAATTTTCTTATACACGCATTACATCTACTATACTTAGGATTGGTACAAGTACGACATCTAGAAATAGGTCGACATAGTCTACCTGTATACTCCGAACAATCTTGACGTAGCCAACATCCTAATCTACGGCACATCAAGGTTTTATCATTAAGTATTCTCAAATCATAACTACCAATGAACCACATCAAAGATGTAATTTCATCATCTTTAGGTAATAATTCTTCAGATATAGATAAATATGATGCAATCAGGAATAAAAGGTCGTCGCCAAACCGCAAATCTTTAAATAGTGTTTTGGGCTTTTCTTTTGCTCTAAGTGCGACAGCGCAATATGTTGGTTGTTTCCCACGTACTACATCACGATATGTGATTAGACGTGAAGAATATCTGGGTTCTATGTTATCAGTGAACATACAATATATTATAACGTGTATATTCTGTTTTTTTCAATTTTTATAATTTCCTTTAGGAAATAATAAAATTCTAAACACATCGGTACAATTTTTATAGAAAGTCTGCAAGACTTTCTATAAAGATCAGTCGCTCATAATAGAATTTGTTTTAAAAATTCTATTGAGAGCAGACAATTTTTATTCAATTGAATATTTATAAAAAATATGGTTTCAATGTTCGTAAGAGCTTATAAAAATATTTGTTTTCATCTGTAAAATCTGTAAATAAATCTTCATCAAAATGAATTATATCTATCAACTCAAAATCATTTCTATATATTTTTAAAATAGGATGTAATAAAGTTGCTTCTGATTCTGTACCTACCTTACTAAATTTTTTGCCAAGTTTATACATATCTTCTAATGGTTTATAACCATAATCTAATGTTAAAATAAATATTAAATCATATTCGAAATCTATAAATTTTGTAGGATTAATATTTATATCAATATTTGTAAAATATGATACTGTTTTTATTTTT